AGTTCTCCAAGATATGCCATCAACTCTATAAGAATGGTTATATTAGAACCTTCATAGTCATAGTCTGCAAACACATCGCTATTAGCTAATTGTGCCCTCATTCTAGCAACTAAGGTTGTAAAATCCACATTTAAATAGTCTGGTCGTAAAGTTGCCATAGTTTTATCCCTGTTTTAAAATAAAGTTTACTGTTTCTACTTTTCTTGATGTTTTGAGTCTAAAATCAAGAGTTATATCGTATTGACTTTTATCGTAATTCTGATGAATATTTAAATTTTCAACAATTATTCTATCGTCCCATAATTCAATAGAACCAAAGATTCTATTACCAATTTCATATGCTGTTGTGTCGTCCATTGGTTCAAAAAGAAGGTCCATTAGATTGATTGCAAATGTTGGGAGCATTCTTCTACTCCCCTGTCTAGTATTTATTATATTAATTAAAGAATTTCTGATGGCTTCTTCTTCTATATCTCTCTGAATATCACCATCCGTTTGTATTTCCAATTCTGAATCAAAATCACTATAAATTGCCATAATTTACCTCTTATGTGGCATAAAGTTCCATAATAGGAATCATACCGTCATATTTTGCATAGTCTTTTTCTACTACACCTTTAGCGACATCTAAATTAACAATTCTTCCTTCAAGACCATAAGTACCTTGTAAACCGACATCCTGTGTCATAAAACCATCCAAAAACGCCCAATTGTCCATCCAAGCTTGAATAGTTGCATCACTGTCCCATAAGGCACCTTGAGGTGCATAAGCCTCAAGATAAACACCATTTAGATTTGCCGCACATATAGAAGCATCAAGAACAACATAGGTTTCACCAGGATATGATGGGTCAGCGGCATCGGAACCTGAGATTGTCGTGCTTGCAGAAAAAGCGCCACCATTTGTAACAACTGCCGAGGTGCCTGCAGTGTATGTAGAAGTCTGGTCACCTGCTACAGTAAAAGAAGTGCCTGATATATATGTTAGACCTGCCGCAACTTCTGAGTCAAAACCCATCCACTCATAAAGACCACCGGCACCAGAGACACCATAACTACCAAAAGTATAGAAATACTCTGCTTTACCCGGCACAACATAAGCCTCTAAATCAGTTTCTATTTCATCCTGAGCATAAACTAATGCCTGCCACTGTTCAACCAAATCAGCTCTCAATATGTCTATCTTAACTAAAGACCCACTAAGATTTTCACTCGTAGAAGTAAAATCTGTTACCATTTCTGCTAATTTATCTGCATTTGACATAATTTATTATCCTATAAAAACACTTCCTGCTCCGCCTATAACATATCCACTATAAGTACCGGAAAAATTACTTGTTATAGTAGCAGTTCCAAGTCCATTTGTGAAAACGGAAGATGAGCCAGAAACAATTATACCTGTATCACCACAGCTTGAAAGAACTGTGCAAGTTATAAATGCATTACCAAGTCCTTCTGAAAATACATTTGAAGAACCTGAAATTATTATCCCGTTATATGGATCGCTATCGTGACCACCGGCACTACAATTACCAATTGTTGCATCTCCAATTCTAGCAGCCCCTAATCCCATTATATCTCCTTAATTTAAATTTATAGGATTACCTGTGACGGTACACTTACCTGTAACAGTTATATTAGCTTGTCCTCCAACTGTAACATTCCAATCACCTGTAACAGTTATATTAGCTTGTCCTCCAACTGTAACATTCCAATCACCTGTAACATCAATAGAACCATCTCCACCTATAGTTACTGTAGAATCTCCTGTAATATTATCAATGTAATCGCTAACTCTTGTAATGGTTACAATACCTTCATTATCAATAACCGTATTCGTACCTGATGAGTGATAAATCTTTATTCTCTTTGCCTCTGGTGTGGAATCAAGTTCTATTATATGACCACCATGGGTTTTCAATACTATATTATGTGGATATGTTCCTTCACCTGAATTAAACTCCACGCCTGTCGCATCGGGGTATACCCCATCTGGGTCTACAAACGCTACAGGCACAGCTCCTTCTACTGGTACAGTTGCAGCGGTAGCAACGGTACCGGGCGCTGAGCCAAAATATCTTGGCATCATATGATTTCCATTCTCAAAGAAAACAAAAACATGACTGCCCTGTAAAGGTACAGAAAATAAACCATATCCAGATATAGACCCCTCAATCAGTCCAAGAACAGGCTCAGCCCAAGGTAATTCTGCTGTTGCTATGCCTTCATATGACGAGCCAACAGGACTTGAAGAATGAACTCCAAAAACACGAACTCTACATTTACCAGCAAATGTCGGGTCTGAATTATCCTCAACAACTCCTCTATAGATGCCATGTAATTTTAAATCAGGCTGTTTTAAATCTGTTAAGTTTATCCTCATATTATTTCACCGATGTCAATTGGTAAATACTTGATCTTTCACCATAGGGATTCTTTTTAGTTGCCTTCACTAATTTAATAACTTTACTAACATCTGCGTCAGTATATCCATTTTTCATAAGAACAAGTTTCTGTGTATAAGACGGGGACTGTCTTGCGGACCACTGATGAGTGATTGATTTTACTAAATATAATCCTTTCATCATTTTATTTGATATCTGATCTTTAGCTGAAGAAGGCCAATCTATCTCAATAAGACCTCCACAAAATCTATTCTCAATTCTTCCGGGCACGACAATTTCAGTAATCAATTGCCTATTGTACCTTTTTATAAAATCATTCTGAAACATATTGTCTAGAATTAGAGGATCAGAGTCTCCATCTAAGTATTGTTGAGCAAAAGAATCACTAATATCCGGAAAAATAGAATAACTACCTAAAATAACATGCTTAGCAATAGAATCGTCATATGTATTTGACGATTCCACAAAAGTTTTTGTTGATGAATCAAAACCTCGTCTTATGCCTCCTCGTATATATCTTTTAGCAGTAGAATCTGAGCCTAATACCCTCCAACCTAATATTTGATTATATGACCAACTGCTCGTAGCGGCTCCTATTCTGTAAAGCTCATCATCCATTTTCGTGGAAGACATAAGTTTATCAATAGTTATAAAATTCATGCCGTTTCTGTTACTATAAAATAAATAACCACCCTGTTTAGATGTAAAACCTGACGACCTTTCGGCTACCCACTTGATAGCATCTTTCGGTCTCCAGAAAGGCATATAGAAATTCTCAAAGGTTTCATTAGAATCTTCCCATTCTCCTAAAGTAGGACCATTTAACATAATCGTACATATATCCTTAACAATATCAGAAGATTTCGTATCAGCCCAAGCCCTGCTATAAATTGAATGATTGAGAGCGAAGAAAATCTCCTCAACAAAATATAATTCAAAAACCTGCTCAGTTGATCTTTCAAAATTGCTCATCTGTTCTACATTATTAATTTTATAGATAACAAAATTCGTTTCTTGATCTTCATCTTGACCATAAGAAATTGTAATTCTTTCATTACCTGTAATAGGACCTAATTCAAAAGCACCGTAAGGGTCAGCAAACTGAATCTTTCCAGTAATAACTGAAGAAAAAATATCTTCTATAAAATAAAGAAGGTATAAATCTTTATTATCAATAACAGCTACGCCTGATTCTAACTCAAGTTCAACAGAAAGTTCTTGTTGCTGTGGTCTTTTACCTTTAGCTTCGAATGCCATTAGAGTTCCTGTATATTCTCTATTTCTTTAATTAACTGATAGAGATATTCTTCTCTTAGAATTTTAATATTAGTGCCGGCTTCTAACTCCTCGAAAGGATTCTGAACATCATTCATCAACGCTATTACCCACCATAAAAATGGTGTCTCATAATAGTAGTAAGAGATATTATCCCACCAATCATCATCAGAAACCTCATAAGATAGATAAAAAACGGTTTCATCAGTAACATCATCATTTAACTCAAATGAACGCCAAACATTTAGATATTTGGTACCGTCAGCGTCTTTCAGAAGATTGAAAAGTTTTAAATAGGAAACATTACTCAGTCTCGTTCCTGTTTCTTCATAAAATGTTTTGTCTATTTTTGCTACTGCCATTATATCTCCTTAATAATCAGATTCACCAGTTACTCTAGTAAGTGTACCAGGATAGCGTTTTTGATAAGCTTCAACTTGCTCTTGTATTCTATCAGTATAAGACTTCAATCTATTAAACTTATCAAGATGAGGAATATGTCTTGTAAGTGTAGAGGTTACACTAATTTGTCTAGTATCAGTAAATGTTGATCTATAAAGAGGAGCTAAGTCCATAAAAGTTAATTGTAATTCACAAATGGATGGTAGACCATTTCTATAAGGTCCTTTATAAGTTGGTTGAACAGCCGTAAGAGCTGCCGCTTTTATATGAATAAACTTCTGCGGTTCAGTATAAACTTCAAATATAAAAGGTAAGTCAAATTTGATAAGACCTTGCTTATCAGCACAAGAATAACCTCTAAGTCTATTGACTGGGTCAACAATATCAAAATTAGGATTACCTTCATCAATTAATGTAAAATCAACCGTAAGTTGTCTCCTTTCAGAAGTGGAATATGTCATACCTGCATCTATCTTACGATTTGGAATAGGTGCTCCAGCCATACCTTGTGCAACTTCTCTCATCATAACACCCATATAATCTTTCTTAGATGCTATTGCACTTTTAGCAGCTCTTGTTACAGTTCTACCAGTAGTTGTAGCCTCTTGAACAAGTTTAGACGCACCGGCAACCTTATTAGCTAATCTACTTGAAATTGACTCATACTCTTCCCATTGATGTCCAATATTTTCTTGAATATCATTAGGTGCAAGAAATTTAAATATATCACCTTGTTCTTCT